AGCTTGAGCAGATAAACAATCAGCCATCCTGCAAAGCCGAGGCTTGCCAGCGTGCCGCCGAGGTCGGCAAGGGATTGGATTAGGTCCGTGTCCATTAATGCGTCAGTTGTGAGTCTTTTTTGTGTTTTCTTGCCGTATTCACCAGTCCAAGAATGTTACTGCTTTCTGAAAACGGAGTGCCGGGAGTCAGGCTTTTCAGGTCATTCTCAAAACGTATCGGCAAGGATTGTGCCTGATGTGAATTCGGATCTGACGTATCAAAACTTCCGTCATCCAGTTCGGCCTTGATCCTGCTCCAGTGTTCGAGTTCTCGGATTCGGTGATGGGCTTCTTGTTTTTGCTGATCAATCACCCAGCGTTTTTCGTCGATATCTATTTCCAGTAATTGCCGTTTGTAAGGATCAGTTTCGGTTTCCAGTTTTTGCGTTTTGTAGTCGATACGTGCCAGATTCCTGCGGTACTCAAAACTCAATGCCATTAAGTTGTCAAAAAAGACCGATTGCTCCCGAACGGCTTGCCAATACTTCGAGGCTGGAGTTGGATGCTTGCCGTCATTGAGGACGGATAAACGCATCTCGGTTTCCGTGCGGAAAACCTGACGTTTACGCCATGAGTCCTGCAACTCTGTTCGTAAATCTTCGAATAGTTTCTGATCTGATTGATCCAGCACCTCAATTTCAGTCATGGCAAAATCGGGGGTTCAATGGGGTTTCCGTCCAAATCGACGGAATCTGCACATTCGGCATTGACCAATGCTTGTGCTTCCCATTGAGTCAAAAACTGGCCTTCGTTGAACCTGATTATTTCCTCTGCCCAGTGTTGGCTGTGATGGTTTTCATCAAGAACCCAGACATCGGCCGGATATCCAAAAACCGAAAATCTCACCCGGTCCTGTGCCGTGATGAAGCCTTTTCCTGAATTAACTGCTTGTAGATATTGCATTCTTATACCTCCACGGGATTGATGATATTGGGTTTTGTGTACTCCTCCGTCACGGTTGTGTTCGATCCTGTAGTGCCTCCCATACAGAGTCCTGCACTCTGCGTTCCTGCTCCTGCTAATCCAGAACGTGCCGTGGAAAGGTTACCACCACTAGTCCAGGACGTTCCGTTGTACTCTTCCGTCGTGGGTGAGGCTGATGCTGTATAACCTCCCATACAGAGTCCTGCACTCTGCGTTCCTGCTCCTGCTAAATAACGACGTGCCGTGGAAAGGTTACCACCACTGGACCAGGACGTTCCGTTGTACTCTTCCGTCACGACTGAGACTGATCCTGTATCGCCTCCCATACAGAGTCCTGCACTCTGGGTTCCTGCTCCTGCTAATCCATAACGTGCCGTGGAAAGGTTACCACCACTGGACCAGGACGTTCCGTTGTACGCCTCCGTCACGACTGAGACTGATCCTGTATCGCCTCCCATACAGAGTCCTGCACTCTGCGTTCCTGCTCCTGCTAAATAACAACGTGCCGTGGAAAGGTTACCACCACTGGACCAGGACGTTCCGTTGTACGCCTCCGTCACGACTGAGTTTGACCCTGTAGTGCCTCCCATACAGAGTCCTGCCCTCTGCGTTCCTGCTCCTGCTAATCCATAACGTGCCGTGGAAAGGTTACCACCACTGGACCAGGACGTTCCGCTGTACTCCTCAGTCACGACTGAGACTGAATCTGTATAACCTCCGATACAGAGTCCTGCACTCTGCGTTCCTGCTCCTACTAAATAACGACGTGCCGTGGAAAGGTTGCCTCCCGTTGCCCAAACTCCTGTCAGCAAATCCCAGTCCGACGCAAAATGAAATTGCCCGTCTGCAAACCATATATCACCCGTCGCTGGAGATGCTTCCACTCCGTCTGCCAGATTTAGTGTTCCTGAAAAGGCAATGTCTCCTGAAGTGTCAACCGTCAGGGCCGCTGCACCTCCGTCCTCCTGCAAAACGAGGGACTGGCCGGATGCAGGCTTGATTGAGTTGTCCTTTATCAAGGTTCCATCGATGGTCACTCCCGTTGTACTGGTTTTCTCAGAGATCGTGTCGGTTTTGACTGAAACCGGGAACTCGGCATTTCCAGAGGTGTCAATCGTCAGGGCTGCTGTGCCTCCATCCTCGTTGAGAATAATTTGTTTACTTGTTGTGGGCTGAATGACGAGGTCCCCGGACACCTGCTTCAAGACAGCAAATGTGGTTCCACCATCCTTCAGGGTGACGTCGGCACCATCTGCATCAAGGATGATGTCTCCTGCTGCACTTAGGGTGACGTTATTGGATGCATCTGCCTCTATTTTCTCCTTATCTGCTCCGAATGTAAGTCCAACCTGGGCCGGGATATTAACATCACTGGTCGCAGTCAGGTCAATATCTCCACCTGATGTGAGAGAAAGACCAGTGTCAGAATCCAGATTGATGTCAGTTGCAGCATCTAATGTTATTGTTGTATCTGCCTCTACACTGACCGAGGTTGCAGCATCTAATGTAATTGAACCAGATCCTCCGGTTGCATCGATATTGATGGCTCCTGCAAAACTGGTTGCAGTCGAAAGCAACGTCCCTGTTTCATCTGGTACGGTCAGAGCAGCACTTGTCCCTGAGCCAAGGAATTTCAGAGTGACTTTGGCAAGTGACCCAGCAGCATCATATTTGTAGAGATCGATATCACTGAACGACATTTTTGCAATGCCGTCATAGTTCATGCCTGCGCTGGCGGATACATCAAATTTGAAGGCATACGAGTTGGAGGAAAACAGGACCACGGCAGTTGAGGACATTCCAGAAATCGAGCCTCCGGTAGTTTTCACGGCAGAACCATCCGTGATCTGAACTGCCGTTCCAGAATTATTCCGCCAGTACAGATTCCCGCTTGCCTGGTAGACTGAATAATTTGTTGAGGCTGCTGAAACGCTGGAGTCAAAAATGACGTTCTTCAACTCGCTTGCAGAATTCTGATTGAATTCTAGATCGGAATTGATATTGAGCGAACTTGGATTCAGCTGAACACCTTTACCGGAGGTATGATCATGAGCGTCAATCGAGGTCCAGTTCGTATTCGTCTCAGTCGCCCAGGTTGGCCCAGCCGTCGTTCCGACAGTGGGTTCATTCAGACTCATATTGGATGTTGTCATCTCAACTCCTAGAAAAAATAAATATCTGCTGTCGCCGTGGATCCAGCCTTGAGCAGGATATAAAGATCCTTGCTTGGGTTTGCAGTTGTTGATTCATAGATCACTGCATTTGCATTCACCTTGGTCACAATGAATCCTTCATATTCTCTTCCCAGGCCATGGTTCACTCTGGTGTCGGTTGTTGCTATGTCCTGGTCCTTCAATAAAATTCCATCTGATATCGGCAGCTGCAGCAGCGGATTCAGTGTCGTTTTGATATGGCTTTGCAGCCGATTGACCTCTGGATTCTCACTATAAAGCTGAGTGAAATTAACCCGGCTCATGACTTCATGGTGAAGGCTACACTGAGTGCAGCCGTTCCACTGGTAAAATCATAAAAAATCCGGACAAATCTTGCCGGGAGGTTATCGAGCTCCAATAGGTTAGTCTCTGCAGCATTAATCGCAGCAGTTGCAGTCGTATTAACCCACTCAGATTCATCATTCGAAACCTGGATATATAATGTCCCCACGGGGCTTGTTCCTGCCGTGTTCACACAAGTGAACGAGCAACTGTTCATTCCTTCTGCATCGATGGTATCACCAGTAATATCGGCGTCCATTGTCACTGCTGAAACGTAAGTTTGGTTGTTTTTAAATGTATTAAACGGCATATGCCTCCTATGAATACCAGGTGTAAGATCCAGGATCGGTGTAATAGACCGCCATATCGGTAACCGTCGCCGGTTCGCCCAGGTCCCGATTATCTGAAACTGAAAGAATTCTGTTTTTGGTCCCCTCCTTCATCGTCATCAATGCTGAGGGATCGCCTTCCTCCTTAACCACGCAATCGATGGCCGAGGAACAAATAACGAAGGTGTCCCAGCCTGAATAGAAATCCAGCCGGGTTTCGATGTTTCCGAAGGTCGTCGGATCGCTCAAGCCGCTGCTGTCCAGATCCGTTGTGACGGTTGCTGCACCTACGGCAGAGATCGTCTGATCGACGTTGTAATTTGCAGCGTTGATGAAGCTGACGCCGGTGATCTTATCCCCAGCCGCAAAGCCATGGTTTGCACCAACGGTCCACATGGTCGTCGATCCGCGGGTAATCGCCGTGACGGTTTTCTCTAAGAATTTCTTCGGGCTGGGAATGTACCAGACCGTCAACGTGTCATTCGTCGAGGGGCTTGGAGTCAGTCTGAGAGATGACCCTTGGACGTGATACCGATACCGATAAGGCACCGAATATCGTGATCCAACATCTCGCTGGGGAAAGTTGTATCTGCGAAGCGGGAAGCTATCGCTCCCCATGTTCAGATCGACGCCGCGCAGCTTATAAAAGTCAGCTGGCAGATCATAGGTCTGAGTCCCGGAAACCAGAGTGACGGTGCTGGAATTCAGGAAATAATCCTCCGAGGTCGCATTCGTCACCAGAAGATCGTAGAGCTCCGCGTAGCCACGATTAATGTACTGGCGGAGCTCCTCGTCTGTTACGAACTGCGAATTCTCCTGGTCGGCACGCTGCCGCACCAGGGTCCTAAGATCACTGAGGGCGACATAGTCTGTCATGCCGTCCTCAGTAGCTCAT